CATTATATTCGCCACCTTGTTCACCTGCCGTGATAAGATAGCCGCCGTGTCTATATGTAATTATTACACACCCAGTTTGAGCCAGTAGTGAAGTTGTTCCTTCGTAATGTTCGATTTCTGCAAAATCTTTCGCAATACGATTTATCTTGTCCGTGTACTGACTCATTAGAGTTTATTTTGAATGAGGAGGTAGTTTTGCTTCTACAAACCACTCGTGTTTTCTTTTAACAGGATTATACTTTTTAAGTTTAAGTTTTCTGTTTTCCGTTACAAGTGTTTTAGTTTTAACCGCAGTATAATGATATGTGTGGTGGTCTCTGGTTTCACCTTCAGGTATCATATAAACTAACGTCCTTCTTTTATCTTTTTTTGCCATAGTAAGTTATTTACCAATTATACTGTAAAGTTATTAACACTTCCCTACCACGGTTATTATACCCTGGCAGAACCTCTACAACGTCGTCTAACGCATTGTTTACCTTGAACGTTAAATTATACTTGCCCCAAGTCTTTGCTACACTTAGATCCAATCTATTTAAATCTTCTAAGAATTCTTCACCTTCGGGCAATATATCATACACTCCTGGTAACCTTTCTAGGTTCACTGCATATCTGCCTGAAACATCTACACCTTTAAATGATTGATTATATGTAATTGCTCCCATATACTTGGATACTCTGGGTTGTTCTGTATCTGTGTAAGATAACATTACACCAACTGGACCAAAGTTATTAACATATCTAAAACCTTGTGTAGAATATTCGCCACCATTTGCATATGTGGCATTTGTAAATACATCTTCTGTTACTGCAGGGGTAGTAGTAATTTCTCCTGTGTCAGGATCTGTTGTAGTTATTGCTGGAGTAATAATTACTGTTGTGGTATAACCTGGTTGATATTCAATAGTTTCTTCGAAGTCATATTTAAATACACTTACTGCACCAAACCCAATCTCATACCCTACGCCTTCTTCTGGCATTAATTCTTCATTGCCATCTACCAAAGCATCGCCAAACTTTTCATACAAGTTTGCTTTTCTAAAACTGTTTCCAATGTTAAAGAAGAATTCGCCTTTTGATAAGCCAAACCTCATTGCATTTTGGTCATCATTACCAAATCTCAAACCAAAGTTATAGTTTAAGGCAAATTCGGCATTCACATTCAAGTATCCGCCAAAGTTTTCATCTTCATATTTGTTTTCAGTAGCACCCATAGAGTTAATACTTTCTGTATTGTAGATGTTTCTTTCACCATCTACACCAAATGCAACATTTAGTCTATTAGAAAGTTCTAAGTTATTACCAAATCTCACAAAGTCTCTATAACTCTCATTTGCGTAGGTAGGTTCCTCTACCGTAAAATATTCACCACTGGTGTAGTTTCTGCCTATTGTGATATAATCATTTCTAATAGCAACATTATATCGTTCACCTAATTCTGTACATTCATTGGATTGACCCCAACTGTAATCATAACAGTTATCGTAATCATATTCATAGTCTACAAACTTAGCAATAACTTCAAAGTCCATTGCATCTATAATAATTTTTGCTGACTTTTGTTCATACGTATCTTCTTCAACGTTATCATTTCTTGCACTAGCAATAGTGTCTTTGAATGATGCTATTTCTAAATTGTTTGATGATAGTTTTACAAATTGATTTTCTATTCCACTGTCTAAAATATTTCTCATTGTCAATCCTCTAGTGATTGTGTCTTCAATAAGAACTGTTCCAGCCATTGCTCCGGAGCCATACATAACTGCGTTGGAACCACTAATTACTTTAACTCTTTCACCTGATGTAATATCGTGTCCAAAGTTATACCAAGAGCCTCCTGGCTCATTAGCAGGTATGCCGTTTCTAAATACTGCTGTATGAACTGTTTGAGCACCTCTTTCATTATAAAAAGCGGCTCCTCCATATCCTCCAGCATTGTAAGTAAATGCCGGTACAATAGCAGTTAAAATATTTGTATCTGTTGCAGGATTTGTCTCAACTATTTCTTCTTGTTGACCAACAACCAATACTTCTTCGATGTCCGAAGCCATTGCATAAGCAATCCACAACGGTGCAGTTACTATTAAGGTAAACTTAATAATGTGTTTGTGAAAAAATTCTTCCATTTTAATTCCTTTTACTTATTGATAAAATTGTGTTGGATGCTGGTAAAAAATCTTTCAACATTTTATCAACATTCAACACCCCATTTTTATTATCGTAAGACATCCATATCCACTCATCTAAATCATCTGTAGTAGATAGCACAAAGCAATTTTCTAAGAGTGCCTTCTTAAACAGATTTGTTAAATATGTATTTGCTACTAACAATAAATTATATTCTTTTGCAGAGTTAATAATATCTATTGCGTGGTTTTCATTATCATACTTAATAATTTTTAAATCTAAATTTATTCGGTCTGCAGAAAAGTCTATATCGTTGGGTAAAATTAAAACGTCTTTGTAGTCTACATACCCTTTAGTTTCTTCAAAAGTTTTTGCTAAATCAATTCCATATTCAATTGCTTGTTGCAAATCTTTAACTTCAATTTTATCCAACTGATATATCTTCCATTCCTGCTGTTCTTAACCTTACAATGTGACCAATTTGCCATTGTTTGGTATCTAAACCTTTCATTATGCCTAAGTATTTGTTTCTCAAAAGACTTATTTGATTTACTAAACTTGTTAGTTGCACAACTTCATCTTCTCCATCAACAAACTTATCTGCATCTCTACTTGTTAATTGTCTATTATAATTTTCAAGGAACTTTCGGAAGACCTTACTTCTGGTCTTCCTAAGTTCAATGTTAAGGTGTTCTAGGATTGCTTCTATTTCTTGCAATTGGTTAAATCTGTGTTCAGTAATACCTGGTAGTGCCGCAGATAATCTTTCGACATTACCTTTTACTCCACATTCAACTTTGGCTTCTGCTAGTTCTTTTTCATAGTAATCAATACAGTTTACTATTTCTGCTAAACTATCATTTACCTTGTTGTACCAACCTGCCATAATTTAGTCCCAATCCTCGTCTTCTTCTTCCTCGTCAAGACCTAAGTCCTCACGATATAAAGCCAATGCCTCTTTTAAATGTTTATCACAATCTGTAAACATTTTAATTTCATCTGGATCGAGCATTCCATTTTCTTCAAATACTCTAACTAGATTTTCAGCGGCTTCGACTTTTAACTTAGGGTCTATGTGTATAGACACACTATCCCAAACTTCACTCAATAGTTGTAGATTGTCCATCTAAAGTCTCCTCTTCAAATTCATCATCTATATCTTCTAAAGGGTGGTAATCTCTATTAGGGTTGGTACCCCATTCGTCCATTACCATTTGTAATTTTTCAGCATCGTTCCATTGCTTTCTAAAATACTTATGCTCTTCTCCTGTTACTGGACTTACATAAAGTAGTTTGTTTCCTACTTTAGTAAATATTTCTTTTGTTTCAAAGATATCTACTAGTCCACTAATTGGTTCTAAGCCTGTGTCGTAAGGTATTTTCAACTGAACAGTTTCGAACGGCTTACTGTAACGAGATTTCATTACTTTGCATTTCGCTCTAATACCCTTAACATCTGTAACTTTGTTGCCATCTGCATCTTCTTTGAGTTTTAACTTTTGAAGTGCTACAACAATACTACTTGCATATATAAATCCTTGTCCGCCTGATATTTTATCATCAGGGTCAAACATATCTTGCGATGCGTAAGTGTGGTTAGTTGCCACTAGAGCAATCGGAAATGGTGCTAATTGGTTAACAGTATTTCTAATTAATGCTGTTAGAGCCTTAGGCTTTCTACCTAAGTCACCTTTTAGGTCACCCTTTTCAAATTGTGCTACGTCAGTAGGTGTTAATAACATACCCAGACTGTCTATAACAAATACAAGTTTAGGCATCTCTTCATATTCCAAGTCGCCATAATTTGATTTGTAGTCTTTTAAAAAGTCATTAAGTGTTTTAGCAACGTCATCAATCATAGACACACTAATTCTTAATAATTTTTCAGGTGATGTATCAACATCTAATGCTTTTAACCAGTCCTCATCTAGAGCATTCTCGGAATCAAATAAAACTACTTGACACCCCATCTTTTGTGCTTGGTGAACCAAACTTCCGGAGCATAAGAAACTTTTACCTGACCCGGACTCTCCAGCAAAAACACTCACCTTACCGAGGGGGATTCCTTTGTTGAAATCCCCACTGATAAGATAATTGAGTGCAAAGTTACCTGTACTAATCCAATCTTTTGGATCGTGGAATCCAGCACTAATGCCTGATATACTTTTAGTTACACTGGTCCTAAATTTACTTAAATCAAAAGGTTTTTGCATTGCACAATCTCCTTAAGATTCAGTAGATCGGTTTCTGATCATTGCCAAAATGTCTTCAGTAGAACTGTTGCCGTTGCTGGCAGAAGCATTATTTTCTACTGGAGTCGATGGTGTTTCAGATACACTTTGCACTACCGCTTCATTACTAGTTTCAGAGGCTACGGATTCTTCACTAGTAGATGAACTTGTTGTAGGAGTTGTTGGTGCAGGTGCCGCCTGTGCAGGTGCTGATGCAGTTTGAACATTAGTTGTGTTCAGTTGCATTCCTGCTGGCTTGTAAAAACTACCCCATTTATCTGGGTCATATAGTTCTCCATTTAC